AGTTAAAGCAGTTCCTGCGGTCGGATACCACGCTGCAAGATTAAACACCACAGGAACTGCTTTAACTGCTGTTGGCAGACAAGCATTACAGGCGAATACTACTGGCGCTGAAAATACTGCTATTGGAGATAATGCTTTATCTGTTAATACTACTGGTGGGTACAGCACAGCAGTTGGTTCGGGCGCTTTACAGACGAATACTACTGGCGCAGAAAACTCTGCTTTTGGTAGAGTAGCAATGGCATCTAACACAACAGGCGTATACAATAACGCTTTTGGCGAGTATGCTTTATACACCAATACCACAGCAAGCAACAATAGCGCATTTGGTGTATTTGCTTTAGGATTTAATACAACTGGAGCAAGTAATACTGCCGTTGGTAATGATGCACTAAGAGCAAACACCACAGCATCAAACAATACAGCAGTAGGTTATCAAGCTGGATATAGTAATACAACGGCAACTTATCAAACTTTTGTTGGCTATAAAGCTGGTTATGCAACTACTGGTGCTGAAAATACTGCTGTAGGTGCATTTTCTCTTACTGCAAACACGACAGGCGTAAACAATAACGCTTTAGGTAATTTTTCTCTTTATGCAAATACAACTGGTTTGCAAAATACTGCTATTGGTTCTTATGCACTTGCAGCAAACACCACCGCTTCTAATAACACCGCAGTAGGTTATCAAGCTGGTTACAACAATACTACTGGAACACCAATAACTGTAATGGGTTACCAAGCTGGCTATGCTTTTACTACTGGAACTCAATTAACAGCTATAGGTAACACCGCATTTTCTAACGCTACTGGCAACTTCAATACTGGCGTTGGCCATAATGTTGGTCTTTACATTACTACTGGAACACGAAATGTAGCTGTTGGTGCTTCTGCATTAAGTACGACAGGTTCAGTAGGTGCAACTGGCAGTAACAATACTGCTGTAGGCGTAATTGCTTTAGCTACAAATACAACAGGTGGTGCTAATACCGCAGTAGGTGATGGTGCTTTACAAGCAAACACAACCGCATCTAATAACACCGCAGTAGGATACCAAGCTGGGTATAGTAATACTACTGGAACACCAAATACATTTGTTGGTAAACAAGCTGGTTACACAAACACTACTGGCGTAAACAATACAGCATTGGGTCAAGTATCCTTATATTCCAACACAACTGGTGGTAACAATTTAGCGGTTGGTTCTGCGGCTTTGTATGCAAATACCACAGGTGCAGGTAATACTGCAATAGGTAACGGTGTTGCTGGTTCAATTTTTTCAACAATGGAAGTAAATACTACTGGCTCAAACAATACAGCAGTAGGTTTAGGTGCATTAGGACAAAACACCACCGCATCTGACAACACCGCTGTAGGTTATCAGGCTGCTTATTCAACCACAACTGGTAATCAAAATACTGCTGTTGGATACCAAGCACTTTATTCAAATGTATCTGGTACAGAATGCACTGCCATAGGCTATTATGCTGGTAAAAATATTACTGCAACAGGAAATACGGCAGTTGGTCGTTTTGCTATGTCTAACGCAACCGTAACTGGAGCATCAAACGTAGCAGTAGGCGGCTCTGCATTGTGGAATGTTACTAGCGGTTCGCAAAACGTAGTTTTTGGTAAGGATGCTGGAACTGTTATAACAACAGGAAGTAATAATGCTTACATTGGTTTTGGTTCACAAGCATCTGCAAATAATGTAAATTATGAGTTAGTTTTTGGTACAGCTCAAACTGGTAAAGGCACGAATACAGCGTTTATTAGTGCTAATGGTGGTAATACTTTTAATGGCGGCAATACAACAACTTGGAACACAACTTCTGACCGCAGAATAAAGAAGAACATTGCAGATAACAATGACGGTCTAAACAAACTTGCTGGTATTCGTGTTCGTAATTTTGAATACAGATTACCCAAAGAAATTGATGGTGGTTTAGCACCAACTGATGCTGTTAAAAAATCAGGAGTTCAGCTTGGTGTTATTGCTCAAGAATTGCAAGCAGTTTTACCAGAATGTGTTAAAGAGCAAAGCACAGGCGTGTTATCTGTGAATACTGATAACCTTACTTGGTATTTAATTAACGCAGTAAAAGAACTCAACGCAAAAGTAGAGGCACAAGCATTAGAAATCGCAACCCTAAAAGGAAACTAAAATGACTGACATCATTAACCCAGCAGTAGAACAACCAACTGCAGAGCAAATTGCAAAACATTATTCTGCTGCACTTGACTCTGTAGCACTTATCAACAGCACCAAGCCAGAAGAAACTTCTGCTGAAGATTGGGCAGATACTCTAGAGAGAAATCGTGAGCATCTCCGCATCATGCTGGCTAAAGACTTCTGGACAACGGAAGACTTGGCTCCGTTACAAGCCGCAGCAGCGTAAGTTTAGGGCAAGCCAGCAGCCCACCTTGCTGGCGCATTTAGGAGAATATTATGGGCGAGAAAAAACCAAACCCCGTAACAATCAATGGAAAAGAGTACGACTTTAATGATTTAACAGCAGAGCAACAAGGGCTGTTTCAACATTGTGTGGACTTGGATCGCAAGATTAGCAACACAGCATTTCAATTAGATCAGCTTAATGTAGGTAAACAGGCTTTTATTAACTTGTTAGAAGCGTCTTTAGAGAAAAAACCAGAAGTGGTTCAATAATATGAAACAGACTATCGAAGCCTCAACTTTAGAAAACGGATTAATCCAGCCTAGACACGAGGTTGAGATAGTCTGCGCCGCTTGTGGTTACGACTTAGATGAAGCCGAATTGCAAGCCGATGTCTGCTCAGACTGTGGCGCTCCATTGAATCTTAAGCAACACATATCTATTTATGCAACGTCTGTTCCTGCCGCTGGTGGCGGAGTAATGTAATGTTATGGCTGGGAAGTTAAATGCAGACGATACGCTGTCAAAAGTATTGGCGTATGTAGATTCACCGTTTAAGTTATTTGCAATTGTTTTAATGGCTGTTTTTGCGTTTTCGGGTTACATTATTTATGACCACCGTGAGCTAATTGTTGGCACTTATAAGGAAAGCCAAAAACTACCCAGCATTGCTGAAGACAGAGTAGACGATGTAGCGGTTCATTTGTTTAAAACAACTGGCGCAACTTTAGTAACGGTATTTAAAGTTAATCCATTGCTAGGCACTCGAATACAGTACCGTGCCTATACCAAAACGGGCAGGGATAAAACGAATGATGGTTTAGATGTAGGGTTGTTTACTTCTAATCAAGCAAATAACCAAGACGTAGTAGCTTTAATGGCGGGCAATATTCCTTGTAGTGAATACAAAAGGGCGCAGTCAGAAATTGGCTTGTGGTACATAGAAGAAGGGATGAGGTATGGTTGCAGAATTAGTGTGCCACCTGACCCCAGTAAGTTTATAGGGCAGATTACGGTTGGCTGGGAAAAAGAACCTGAAGATTTAGAGCATACAAAATCTATGCTTTTTATTGCAGCAAAAATGTTATCGAGGAAAAAATAATGCTAGGACTAGACACCATTGTTGGCGTAGGAATGAAGCTAATTGACAAGCTGATTCCCGACCCAGCAGCTAAAGCCCAAGCCCAGCTAGAACTGGCTAAACTTGCCCAAGACGGCAAACTGGCTGAAATACAAGCTGATACCGCAGAATCCCAAGAAGTAACCAAACGGGCGCAAGCGGATATGGCTAGTGATAGCTGGTTATCTAAGAACATCCGTCCTATGACGCTAATCTTTATTCTTGGTGGTTACTTTGTGTTTGCCATGATGAGTGCTTTTGGTAATAACGCTAACGAAAAATATGTTGAGCTGCTTGGGCAGTGGGGTATGTTGATATTTAGCTTCTACTTTGGCGGTCGCAGTTTGGAAAAAATAATTGACATGCGTGAAAAGAAAAATGCACCAAAGTAAACAATGTTCTAAATGCAAACAAATAAAGCTGTTTGCAGAATTTAGTCCTGATAAAAGAACTACAACTGGATGCCAGTCTAGGTGTAAGGTCTGTATGGCTGAAAACAGAAGGCAAAGGCATGCTGCCAATCCTGAGCATTTTAGAAAACTTGTTGCCGAAAGCACAAAAAGACATTACGAAAAAAAGATACAGCGTAATAATGAATACAGGGCAAAAAACCCAGATAAAGTATATGCTTGGAAACAGAAAGATCGCACAGTCAACAAAGCCCGTGTGAGTGCAGACAACGCTATGCGTAGGTCTAAAATGAGTGGGAAATTAACGCCAGAAATAAATCAAATGTACGCACTTAGGGATTTTTATATTGCTATGTCACTTGGTGAGAGCTTTCATGTAGACCATATTACTCCGTTGGCTAAAGGGGGTCTTCATTGCCATACCAACCTACGGGTATTGCCTGCTATAGATAATTTAAGAAAAGGCGTAAGCTGATGCAAAGTAATTTTGAGAAGTGCCTAAAGAAAATGCTGGCACATGAAGGTGGCTACGTTGACCACCCCCAAGACCCAGGCGGTATGACCAACCTTGGCGTTACTAAACGGGTTTGGGAGGAATGGGTAGGGCATGATGTAGATGAAAAACAGATGCGGGCGCTTACCCCTGAAACCGTTGCACCACTCTATAAAAGGAAGTACTGGGATGCTATCAGAGCTGATGAGCTTGTGGCTGGTGTTGATTATTGCGTTTTTGATGTCGCTGTTAACTCAGGCCCCGGACGAGCAATTAAGTTTTTGCAGTCGTGTGTTGGGGTTGCTGCTGATGGTGGTTTTGGGCCTGCTACTCTTGGTGCCGTAAAGAAAGCCGAGGAAGACCCAGCTAGACTTGTAGAACTGTATTGCGCTAAACGGCTAGAGTTCTTACAATCACTAAAGACCTTCGAAACTTTTGGTAAGGGCTGGTCTAGGCGTGTTGCGGAAGTTAAAGATGAAGCACTTAAGATGTTAGGGTAAACCCGAATGCCATTACAGAAACTCCAGTTCAAGCCAGGCTTAAACAGAGATCAAACCAACTACTCCAATGAAGGTGGTTGGTATGAGTGCGACAAAATTCGCTTTCGTTCTGGCTATCCTCAGAAGATAGGCGGCTGGCTACGCTATGGGATGTTTACCGTTGTCGGGGTTTGCCGTCAGGTATTTAACTGGATTACTACAGCTTCAGATAATTATTTGGCTTTAGGCACTAGCAAAAAACTATACATTGAATCTGGTGAGATTCTTAATGACATCACGCCAATAAGACAGACATTTACAACTACCGCTACAGACAACTGCTTTACTACAGTCAATGGTTCAAAAACCGTTACAGTGACTATCAACGCTCATGGTGCGATAGACGGAGATTATGTAACTTTCTCTGGCGTGGTTGGCTCAATAGGTGGAATACCAGAAGCCGAGTTTAATGCCGAATTTATTATCACTTTTGTAGATGCTAACTCCTTCAGGATAACCACTACAACCGCAGCTGCGAGTTCAGTAACAGGCGGTGGAACGACAATTACAGCAAGTTTTCAAATTAACGTAGGAAATGACAATTCTGTATACGGATATGGCTGGGGTGCTGGACCTTGGAACAGTGGAGCTTGGGGTGCTGGAGCGGCTGTTCCCGTCTTTATTCGTCAGCGGGATTGGTTTATACAAAACTTTGACAATGACATGGTAGCCAATATCCGTAACGGCGCTATCTATTATTGGGAATACGCAAATGGTCCAGGAGTTCGGGCTACATTGCTTTCTACGACTACTATTAACGGGGTAGCACCAGCCGATGTACCGACCCTAGCAATGCAGGTTTTAGTGTCCCAGAACGATAAACACCTTATTTGTTTTGGCGCCCAACCCTTTGGCGGCTCTCCAACTGACTTTGATCCCCTGTTAATCCGCTGGGCTACCCAAGATCAGCCCAATTTCTGGACACCGCAAGTTACTAATTCTGCTGGATTTTTACGTGTTTCCCGTGGCTCCGCTATTGTTTGTGCGATTGCAACACGACAGGAAATCCTTGTATTTACTGAGGGTACGCTTAACTCCCTTCAATTCGTAGGCACTACCGATGTATTCAATTTAAACGAGCTTTCGGACAATATCTCAATCCTTAGCCCTCGGTCAGTCGTCACGGTAAACAATACAGCCTATTGGCTTGGGCATGACAAATTCTATGCCTATGGCGGTCGTGTAGAAACGCTTCCATGTACGATTCGAAATTTTATTTTTGAGAACTTAAACTACAGTCAAGCCGATCAAATCATCTCTGGAACCAATGAGGGCTGGAATGAGATTTGGTGGTTCTACCCAACGGCAGACAGTCAAGTAAACAATGCTTATGTCATTTACAACCATTTAGAACGAATCTGGTATTACGGCACGATAGACCGTACGGCTTGGTCAGACTCATCACTTAGGGAATACCCTCAAGCCCTAACATCAACCTATGTTACAGGCTCCATATCATCCACGACCTTTACGGTAACTGCTATTTCTGCGGGGATTTTGCAGGTAGGAAGCGTTATATCAGGCACAGGAGTAGCCACGGGAACC